GAAGTTCTGTTTGTGCAGCTCATGGCGAGTATTGCGGACACGATCATGGCAGGGATCGACGAGGTTGTGAAGATGACGCCGTACCAGGAAGGGCACGATGACCCGAACACAGTTCTGGACCGGCCGGAGCCGTTGAAGGAAGGCGAAGAGCCCCCAGAGCTCAGGGTAAGGATGATGCAATGAGCACAGAGCAATCCCGAAGGATCGAGAACATCAGAAAGGTCGAGGAATACACGCCGAAACAGTTCGATCCCAAAGAACACGTCGAGGCGCTTGGCCTTGAGAAGCCTCCGGAGGGGATTCACGAGCTGGACAAGGAAGAGGTACGCAAGCGCTTTTCGAGGGTGCAGTCATGGTTTGCCCAGGAACGGGCGCGTCAGCTTGAATTCAGGCGTGAAAGTATGCTGGACCATGAGTTTTACGACGGTGAGCAATGGACGCAAGAGGAAAAGGCAGCCCTTGAGAAGCGTGCCCAGGTGCCCATCACCTTCAATCAGGTCAAGCCCACGGTCGATTGGGTGCTGGGGACCGAGCGAAAGATCAGGGTGGACTACCGGATACTCCCCAGGGGGCCGGAGGACGCAAAGAACGCGGAGACAAAGACGAAGCTCTTCAAGTACCTGAGCGACGTAAACAACGCCGGGCACAAGCGGTCAAAGTCGTTTGCCGATACGGTGCTGGCGGGTGTGGGATGGATAGACCACGGGATCAACAGCGACCCGGACAATGAAATCATCACGATTGGTTACGAGGACTGGCGCAACGTGTGGCATGACAGCCTGGCGCAAGAGGACGACCTGTCGGATGCCCGCTATCTCTTCAGGGGCAAGTGGGTGGATGTCGATGTGGCGTGCGCGATGTTCCCGGACCGGGCCGACGTGATCAACGCCTCGGTTATCAGCCCCGGCGAGGGGATTGATTCCTTCCTGTCCATCGTTGATCCCGCGTATGACCCCAGAATGTCGGGCAGTATTACCTACGGATCGCTTGAGCGTCAACACACAGGCTTTTTCGGGTACATAGGCGGGCAGTACGAGGTCGAGCCACGGGACCGGGTGTTTCTGGTCGAGTGCTGGTACAAGATACCGGCACGCAAGAAGATATTGAAAGGCAAGGACCTGGGGCCGCTTCAGGGCGTCACCTACCATGATGACGATCCAACCCACAAGGAGCTTGTCAATCTGGGGATCGGCCAGCCTGTCGAGACGACCATGATGGAAATCAGGCAAATGATCTTCACCGGGAACGCTGTCCTTCAGGATGTCGAGTCGCCCTATCGCCATAAGCGATTTACGCTTGTGCCCATCTGGGGATTCCGTCGAAAGAAGGATGGCACGCCCTACGGGATCGTCCGCAACCTCAGAGACCCGCAGAAAGACCTGAACAAGCGCCGGAGCAAGGCCCTCTATCTGTTGTCGTCGAACCGAGTCATTGCGGATGACGACGCGATCACCGGGACCGACCAGAGCTGGGATGACATCGTGGCCGAGGCCAACCGCCCGGATGGATTGATCAAGATCAACCCGAAGAGCCAGCGCGGGATTGAGATCACGCGAGAAGAGAAGATGGCCAGAGAGCACGTCGCCCTCATGGATCAGGATGAAAAGTATATCCAGAGCGCGTCAGGCGTTACCGATGAGCTCATGGGCCGGGACACAAACGCCGTATCAGGGAAGGCGATCAGGGCGCGGCAGGAGCAAGGCGGAGTCGTTACCACAGCCTTTTTCGACAATGCCCGGCTGGCCTTCAAGCTATCTGGCGAGATCCTTCTATCCATGCTGGAGCAGTTCTGCACCGAGGAAAAGGTGATCAGGATCACCGGCGGGGAGAACGGCAAGAGTCCGGAGTTCATTGAGATCAACAAGGCCAACCCGGAGACGGGAGAGATCACCGGAGACATCACGGCAAGCGCAGCAGACTTTGTCATAAGTGAGCAGGATTACAGCGCAACGATCAGGGAGGCCATGTTCGAGAGCATGACCGAGCTCGTCAAGACCATGCAGCCGGAGGCGTCGATCCAGATCCTTGACCTCGTGTTTGAGCTGTCCGACCTGCCCGGCAAGGAGAAATTCGTTGACAGACTGCGATCCCTCACCGGCCAGAGGAGCACAGAGGGAGAGCCGACACCGGAAGAGGTTGCAGCGGATCAGGCCAAGCAACAGGCGGCACAACAGGCAGCCGAGGCCCAGAACGCGATCCTTCAGACCCAGCTTGCAGCCGAACAGGCCAAGGTCAAGAAGCTCGAACAGGAGACCCAGCTCATCGCAGCCAAGATCAAGACCGAGTCCGTCCAGCAGCAAGTGAGCGCCGCGGGCGTCGATTACGACCGGGAGAAGCTCAAGATTGAGAAGGCTTCGACCATGAACACCATTGAGGGCAGCGAGCACGACCGGGCCGTGTCAGCGTCAGACCATGAGGAAAAGCTCAAAGGGGCCGAGCATGGGCGCGTGATGTCCGAGAGAAGCCAGATGCAGACCGAAGAGGCCGGGAAGCACGGCAGGAAGATTGAGGAGAAGCGCCTGGCCCTGGATGAGAAGATGATCAAGCACAAGGATACGGCAGGAAGAGCCGTTGAGAGGGGATTGAAGAGCAATAACCGGAAAAAATAGGGGTTCATCCAAGGTCTGATCAACCGCGGATGACGCAAGAACAACGAACGGCGGCATTAGGGTGCCCTAACACTCTTTTGTCGCCGTTTTTTGTTGCCCCGACCAACCACAAACAAAGGAGAGGAGAGGAAAGACATGGGAAAGATCACGGAAGAAGAAATGGCAAGGTTGACGGACGACGAGAGGGCGGCGCTTGAAGGCGATACCGATGTTATGAGCGTCGAGGAAATCAAGGCCGCAGAAGAAGCGGCAGCCAAAGCGGCGGCGGATGCAGCCATGACGGACGAGGAAAGGGCGGCCAAGAAGGCCGAGGACGACAAGATCGAAGAGGAAGCCAAGGCCAAGGCTCAGGCAGACGCGGAGAAGGCGGCAGCCGAACAGGCGGCCAAGGAAGCGGAGGACAAGAGAAAGGCTGATGATGCGGCAGCAGCCGAGGCGGCAGAGAAGGCAAAGGCGGCAGCGGCAGTAGCACCGGCAGCGCCGGACCCGGCTTTTGTCCTGAAAGAGCAGAGTGCAAAGACAGCGGAGGCAACGGCCGCGCTCGATGCGAAGCTCGAAGAGGGAGAGATTACGCTTGCCGAGTATAACAAGCAATTACGCGACCTTTTGTATGCGGACATCAACGAGCAAGTCCTGAAAGGGGCAGCGGAAAAGTCATGGAAGGACTCCCAGAGGGCGTTTTACGAGCAAAACCCGGAGTATTCGGGCGCTCCGATAGCCCTTGAAGGAGATACCCCGGAGGTTGCAGCGGCAAGGGCGCGGGCCATGAACCTGACCCTCGTGGACGCAGTCAACACGATTCTGGCCACGGATGAGTCAAAGAAGATGACCGACGCCCAGATATTCGCGCTGGCAAAGACTCGCTGTGACGGCGTGTATAAACCGCGACAGCCCAAGGGCAGCCCAAGTGAAGAGGCGGCTGCAAAAGCCGCCGCAGAGGCCGCAGCCAAGAAAAAGGCCCTCGATGACGCCAAGGCGGCCGAGCTGGCCAAGGCGACCGGAGTCAAAACGCTCAAGGACGTGCCCGCAGCTGATTCCTCGATGGCCGATGACAAGTTCGACATGATCGACAAACTCGAAGGGGACGCATTTCAAAACGCCATTGCGAGACTGAGCGACGCAGATAGAGCAGCGTACGCAGCCCGTCCGTAGGCGCGTACAGACAAATATAAAGTTCCCGCGTTCTGGTTCAAACATAGCCAGCCCGTGATCGGGAAGTGATGGGGGAAGAGGATGAGTACGGAAGCGAAAACAAAACATATTCTCAATCACTTAGGAGGTAATAGTCATGGGACAAACGATCATCGGTGTAAATGATGCCAAGGCCGTCAAGAAGTATTCGGCATTTCTGGCTATCGACGTGGCGCGGGACAGCTACTTCTCCCGCAAGTTCATGGGCGCAGAAGGAAGCTCAATGCCCATTCAGGAAGTCAAAGACCTTGAGAGCACGGCAGGAGACAAGGTGTCCTTCGACCTCTCCATGCAGCTCAAAATGCAGCCGGTTGAAGGGGATACGCCGCTGACCGGAAAAGAAGAGGATCTGAAGTTCTACACGGACGACGTTCTCATCAATCAGATGAGGGGCGGCGTCAACACGGGCGGCAGGATGACCCAGAAGCGGACCATCCACCAGCTTCGCGAGATCGCACGGGTACGGCAGTCGGAATGGTGGAGCCGGGTATTCGACGAGCTCTTCTTCATGTACCTGTCCGGGCTCCGCGGTTCCAACTCGGACTACATCTTCCCGACCAGCTACGCGGGCTTTGCCGGGAACGCTTTTAACGCCCCCGACGCCGAGCACTTGCTCATGCCCGGCACGAAGATCAAGACGACCATTGCCGCGGGCGACACGATCACCCTGGGGCTCATCGACAAGGCTGTGGCTCTGGCCTCGATGATGGGAGGCGGAACGGGGGGAACCCCCAAGATCCAGCCGATCCTCATCAACGGCGAGAAGCACTTCGTCCTCCTGATGAACCCCTGGCAGGTGTTCGACCTCCGGGCGACCGCAGGCGGCGCCGGGTGGCTCGACATTCAGAAGGCCGCGGCAGCGGCAGAAGGCCGCAAGAACCCGATCTTCCAGGGCGGGCTCGGCATGTATAACAACGTGGTCCTGCATGAGCACCAGGCCGTAATCCGTATGGCCGACTACGGCAACCCCGCGACCGTTGAGGCAGCGCGGGCTCTGTTCATGGGCGTCCAGGCGGCAGTGATCGCCTTCGGCTCCAAGGGCAACGGTCTCCGCTTCGGCTGGTACGAAGAGGAGAGAGACAGCGGAAACCAGGTCGTGATCAGCACGCACTCGATCTTCGGAATCTCCAAGGTGCAGTTCAACGCCAAGGACTTCGGGATCATGGCAATCGACACGGCAGCCAAGCAGCCGGTCGGGTAACAGGGGATCACAGGCATGACAACGGGGGAGACGGCTCTCCCCCTTCATTAAAGGAAAAGGAGACACGACTATGTTGAAATCGGCAAATGTAGCAGGCGCCCGTCCTGCGGTTTACCCGGACGAGGCTGGCAAGGTTCTGGTGAGCGACGGCACGTATGAAATCACCGCCGCTCTGAACGTGGACGAGCAGACCATCGCACTGTGCTCGCTCCCGGCTGGGTGCATCCCCCTGGACTTCACCCTGATTGTGGACGATCTGGATTCCGGTACCCCTGCAATCGTCGTGGATGGCGGCGGAATCAACGCGGCGGAAGACGCGGTTGATCAGATCATGGTTCCCGCGTCTTCCGTGGCCCAGGCGGGCGGGGTTGCCCGTTCGATGCTATTTCCGATGGTGGCCCCCGTCGAGACGGAGACCCTGTTTGGGATGCACATCACCACGGCAGCGGGAACAGCCGCAGCAGGTACCATCCGTGGGATTCTGACGTACCGTGCCGCGGAGTACGGCGGCTAAAAAGGGTCCACAC